GAAAGTCATGTAGTATCTACAGTAATTGGTGGATTGACAAATAACACTGCATATAACTTGAACCGTGTAAACGATTCCCGTTTGTCACTTTCTCAAGTTGTTGATACAACTGCACAAGCAACAACATCCGCAGTTGGTCGTTCAAATAACTCGACTGTTACTGAATTTATCAACATTGAAACTCCTCTAGGAATTACTCCAACAGGCGCTTCAATCATTGGTGTACAGTATCGTGGTGACTTTAACGAAAGTCGTGAATATGTTAAGATTAAGTTTACTGGCGATAATACTGAATACTTTATCGGTCGCTCTGGTGGTGCAGATACAACCACATTCAGAAGCGATATTCAGTGGACAACAAAAGATGTTTCTGCTATCTTAGTAGATAATGGTGGTAATCTTGGTGTGAACGTAGAGTTTGACCCAACATCTCGTATTAACCGTAGAGTTGGCAGTATGACAAACTGGTGGGAAATCCGCTTTATTGTCACAGGTGCTACTGGTTCAGTTATACTTGATGACACAGGAGTTGTTGGTGAACAAGAATTCTTGGTGGATTCTCTTAGAGGTGCTTATGATGGCGTATTTGCAATCATTGAAGAAACTCCAAATCCAAATGAGTTTGTTCTTGCAACAGACTTTAAGATTCCATTGAGAGCATATACATTTGAATCCACAGACATTGATGGTCTTACAGGTGAAATTACATTTGACGCCCCACACAACCTGATTACTGGTGAAGTTGTAACATACGACCCAGGTGCAGGTAATACTTCAATGTTGACCGATGAAACAGACAACGTATTTAACGTTATTGTTACTGCGGCAGACAAAATTAAACTTGCTGTTTCTTCGGATTCTGCACTTAATAACATTGAAACTGGTCTGGGCGCTCAAACAGGTGTACACACACTTAAGGCACGTTCACTTGTTAAAGCAATTTCTGGTTCTGGTCTGATAACATTTGAAGACGGAAATGTTGAAATTACAGGTTCTGGTACAAACTTCTTGACAACGTTCAAGCGTTTCGATGAAATCTATGTAACTGGTCCTGACTATGTTTATACTTTGACTGTTCGTGATATTCAGACAGATGAAAAACTTCGTGTGTTTGATGCACCAACTGAAGACCAAGCAACACCTTCTGCATACTACTTCACTACTCAGATTATGCTACGTCCTGATGGATATTCTTTGCATAAATCATTTGATGGTGGTGTAGATATTACGGCAGGTACTTCTCCTGATAGTAAGATTGTTCGTCAATCTCGTAAATACTTCAGATACCAGTCAGGTAAAGGTATTCAGAACTCGCTTGCAATCAACTTCAACCCACCTCGTATCTTGAGGTCGTTGATTAAGTCAAGCACTACAACTGCTACTGTGAACACACAAGAACAGCATAACTTAGCAGTTGGTGATTCCGTTACGATTGCTGGTGCTACAGTTGGACCATTGTCGAATAACCCATATAATGGTATATTCACAGTAAGCGCAATACCAACTCCATTCCAGTTCCAATATGTAATGGCTGAAGTTCCTGATGAAGCAAAAGCATCTGGGTTCCCAACATATGTAAGAAACGGCTGGCAAGATAGTTTTGTTCGTGCAGGTATGTTTGATGACCAAAACGGATTCTTCTTCGAATATGATGGTAATACACTCTCCGCTGTTGTACGTTCATCTACTCTCCAGTTGGCGGGTTCTGTTACTGCAACAAGAAACTCTCAGGTGATTACTGGTAACGACACATCGTTTACTACGCAAGTGGTTGCTGGTGATAGAGTTGTAATTCGTGGACAGTCTTATAAGATTGTTGAAGTATCTTCTGACTTGAGAATGGTCGTACAGCCTGCTTATCGTGGTATTACTTCTAAGGGTATTAAAGTCACTAAGACTGAAAACCGTAAAGCACCACAGAGTGAGTGGAATATTGATACTGCTAATGGTCAAGGTCCATCAGGATTTAAACTTGATACAACCAAGTTGCATATGTGTTATGCTGACTACTCTTGGTACGGTGCTGGTAAAGTTCGCTTCGGTTTCAAAGACCGTGAAGGACATATCCGCTACATGCATGAGTTTGTACACAATAACAGACTTGGCGAATCCTACTTCCGTTCTGGTAACCTTCCAGGGCGCTATGAGATTGAAAACGGTCCAGCCGCAACTACTGCGCCTACACTGTTCCACTTCGGTACTTCAATCATCATGGATGGTAGATTTGATGACGATAAAGCGTACTTGTTCTCTCGTAACTCTAAACCGTTCGCATTTACTAACGGCGCAAGCAGAACATTCCCATCCAATGCGGAATCAACATTCGATGTTATTACGCTGAATGGTTCCCGTGTGTTCGTATATGCAATCCCATGTACAGAAGCAAACGCTACTGCAACAGTTGTCGGTTCTCAGATTACAGTTAGTGGTTCGTCTTTGTTACCTGAAGGTACATATGTAACACAAGTTAAACTTGACGGTGCAACTTCTAAAGTGTTTACATCGTATCCTGCGACAAACACAGAACCAGGTACTGCAAACATTGCAAGTGCGGCGACATTGGTCAATGGTGAAGTTACAGCAATTGAACTTGACAGACCAATCCCACTAGTGTCACTGAGACTTTCACCTTCTGTGGATTCTGCTTTGACTGGTGCAGTTGGTGAGCGTGAAATCATTAACAGAATGCAGTTGAGATTGCGTCAAGCGGGTATCACTACTTCGAAAGACGTTGAAATCTTCTTAATTCTGAACTCGATTCCATCGAAAGCAGATTTCCAAGGTGCGGAATCACCATCGTTGTCACAGATTATTGACCACGACCACGGTGATACACTAACTGGCGGAACAACCATTTACGCAGTAAAAGGTTCTGCAGGTTCACTTGATATTGACCTCGGCGAGTTGCTTGAACTTGGTAACTCAATTCTAGGTGGTGACGGTATCTTCCCGAACGGTCCTGACTTGCTGACTATCGCAGTTCAGCCACAGTCAACATCTGACATTTCGGGTACTAACCCATTCTTCGTGACTGGTAAGATATCTTGGTCTGAAAGTCAAGCCTAAGAAAAAGCAAAACAGTGTGGGGGGCAACCCCCACACAAACTTGTTGCTGGTGGTTCTCCGTGAACTAAATAGTATTATAAGAACAGCATTTCAGAGGGTATAGAAACTAATGGCAACACCGACCAGCAGAACAGAGTTTAAAGAATATTGCCTAAGAAAATTGGGCAAGGGTGTTATTCAAATTAACGTATCACCTGACCAAGTAGAAGATAGAATAGATGATGCGATTGAATATTTTCAAGATTATCATTCTGACGCTATTACTCGTACTTATGTCAAACACCAAATAACTCAGACAGACATTGACAACGAATACATCACAGTAGACGATAGTGTGACCTCGGTTTTGCGTGTCTTGAGCGTTGATAATGCAACTTCATCTTCAAGCATGTTTGATGTTCGCTATCAAATGCATTTGAATGATGTTTTTGACTTTACATCTGCCTCTGCTTCAGAATATGTAACAATGCGTTCACATCTAACAATGTTAGATGACCTCTTTAATGGTGTGAACCCAATCAGACATGAAAGACATACTGACCGTGTACATATTGATATGGACTGGTCTGACAATCTTTCTGTGGATGACTATGTTATCGTAGAATGCTATAAGATAATTGACCCATCTACATTCTCACAAATTTGGGGCGATAGATTTTTAAGAGAATATGCAACTGCACAAATCAAAGAGCAATGGGGTATGAACGTATCTAAGTATGAGGGTATTGCACTTCCAGGCGGCGTCACAATGAATGGGCGTGCTATTTTGGAAGAAGCAAAGCAAGAAATTGCAGAACTTGAAGAACAGATGAGTTTAACACATGAGTTGCCTGTTGATTTCTATACAGGGTGAGGATAGTCAACAATGGCAACGAACCAGTATTTTAATTTCTACACAAACACAGAAGAACAATCTCTAACTAATGACCTAGTAGTTGAAGCCATACAAATCTATGGTCAAGACATTAGGTACATTCCCAGACAATATACACATGTAGATGATATCTTTAATGAAGTAAGAAACTCTTCATTTGAAGATGAGTTTACTATTGAAATGTATGTACAGGGTGTAGATGGTTTTGCTGGTGACGGCGACCTTTTGTCTAAATTTGGCGTAGAGATTAGAGATACACAGAATTTTGTTGTTGCAAACTCTCGTTTTGAAGAAGATGCAACTGCCGCTGGTATGTCTTTCACAAGACCCAGAGAAGGCGATTTACTATATTTCCCACTCACAGATAATCTACTTGAAATCAAATTCGTTGAAGATGAAGAAGTGTATTATCAGATTGGTAAAACATATATTTACAGACTATCTACAGAACTGTTCGAATACAATGGTGAGAAGATTGATACTGGTGTCGCAGAGATTGATGATGAAGTCACTGCACTACAGTATACAATTCAACTAACACTAGGTGATGGTACTGGCGATTATACTATCAATGAAGAAATATATCAGGGTGCTACATTAGCAGACTTTACTGCAAAAGCAATAGTTTCTGATTGGAACCCAGCATCTAAAATTCTCACAATCAAAACAATTAATGGTAACTTTAATACAGGTGGAACAGTAAATGGCGATACTTCTGGTGCGTCTTATGTTCTTGGTGTTAAAGAAACGATGGTAATGCCTGAAACTAGTGCAGATAACGATGCATTCAAAGCAGACGCAGATAGCATTATCGACTTTACAGAAGACAACCCATTCAGTGAGGAGTATTAAATTATGGCATTAGGGCATACATTTTATCATGCATCTATTAGAAAAATGGTTATCGTTTTCGGTAATCTTTTCAATGACATTTATGTTAGAAGATTTGATAGTGCAGGTGCAGAAATTGAAAGAAGAAAAGTACCTATTTCATATGGACCTAAACAGAAGTTTTTAGCAAGACTTGATGCTGGACAATTTGACCAAGAAACTGCTATCACTCTCCCACGCATGGCATTCGAAATGGATACTATGACATATGATGCAGAGAGAAAGATTAGTTCAAGTCAAAGACTTTCAAATCAAAAAGAAGGTGAAGGTGTGAAATACACTTTTGCTCCTGTACCATATACTTTCGATTTTACTCTATCCATAATGACTAAAAATGCTGAAGATGGTACGCAGATACTTGAACAGATTTTGCCATACTTCACACCACATTTTAATGTAACAATTAAAGAGTTTCCTGAGTTAGAAATAACAAGAGACATTCCAATCATTCTAAA